TGCGTAACGTCCTCGCGGATACCTCGGAGATAGCGGCCGAGGAACTCCTGTGGCGCTGGTGCCGGTATGGCTGGAACTTCCGCCAGATCGGAAAGAAGCCACAGGCGGTCCAGGACTGGCACGGAGCCCGGATCAAGCGCGAGATGGATATGATCCTCGGCAAGAAGCTCGCGGACTTCTTTCTGTTTACCTCGGACACGATCCGCTGGGCCAAGGACAACGGCGTGGTTATCGGTCCGGGCCGTGGGTCGACTGCGGCTAGTGACGTCGCGTACCTGACCCGGATTACGGAGGTAGACCCGCATAAGTACCCAAGCATGATCTTTGAGCGCTTCCTTGACGTTACCCGGCACGACCCGCCCGACATTGATGTCGACTGCTCGGATGAGCAGCGCTATATGGTCCGGGATTACCTCGCCTATAAGTATGGCGCGGCCTGCGTAGGCCACATCGGGAACTTCATCAAGTACAAGGCCAAGAACTCGCTCAAGGATATCGGCCGGGTATACCAGATACCGATGTGGGCCATAGAGACGATCGCTAACCTTGCGATTGAGCGGAGCGGTGGCGACTCGCGGGCCGACGCTACGCTGACGGATACCTTTGAGATGTTCCCGTCCGCTCGCGAGGTTCTAGAGCAGTTCCCGGACATCCTAAAGGCCGCGCGGCTTGAAGGCAATTACCGGGGCCTGTCGATCCACGCCTGTGGCCTTATGGTAGCGAACTCCCCGCTGACCGACGTCTGTGCGGTCTATACCGGGAAGGACGGCGAGCAGGTAGCCTCCATTGATAAGATTGACGCGGAGTACATTGAGGCGCTCAAGCTTGACTTCCTAGGGCTCTCGACTCTAGGCATTATTGCCCGCTGCCTCCGGATGGCCGGCCTAACGCTCGCAGACCTCTATGCGATCCCGGATACGGACGAGAGCGCGCTCAACGTATTCCGGAAGAATGACCTTGTCGGCATCTTCCAGTTTGCCGGCCGCGCTACCCGTCTTGTTAACCGGGACGTAGCGCCGGAGGACTTCTGGCATATCGTCTGTATCAATGCTCTCTCGCGGCCGGGTCCTCTGTTCTCCGGGCAGACGGCAGAATTCATAGAGGTCCGGCACGGCCGGGCCATCCCGACCTCGCTCCACCCGATTGTGGATGAGATCACCAAGGACACGTACGGCCAGATGATCTTCCAGGAGCATATCCTCCGGTGTCTCAAAGAGATCGGTAATCTTGACTGGACTAACGTCCATCATATCCGTCGCATTATCGCGAAGAAATCCGGCCAGGCGGCATTCCAGCAGAACTTCGATGCCTTCGCTCAGGGAGCGGCCGACCTCCACGGAATCGAGCACGAGCTAGCCGACCAGATCTGGCACCGCCTCGTAACGGCCGGGACCTATGCCTTCAACGTAGCGCACGCCGTCAGCTATTCCCTCCTCGCGTTCTGGACGGCCTGGCTCAAAGCCCACTACCCGCTAGAGTTCTACGCGGCCTGCCTCCAGAAGGCGACCGGCGACAAGGAACTGACATTCCGGCTCCAGCGCGATGCGCTCGCGCACTCGATTGATATCAAGCCGCCGCAGCTAGGGATTAGCACTCAGACCTGGACGCCGCATTACGGGATCAATGAGCGTCGGCCGGAGCTAAGCCGCATGGAGCTGGTTGCGGGCTGGTCGGCCGTTCCGGGGATCGGAGCGGCTAAGGCTCCCGCGCTCGCGGAGCGCGCCGCTACGGCCCTAGAGTGGAAGGACCTAACGGAGGTCCCCGGCATCGGTGACAAGACCGTAGAGACGATCCGGCGTTTCTCCGGAGCCCGTGACCCGTTCGGGCTCTACCGGACGGAGCGCAAGCTAAAGGCCGTCCACCGCTGGCTGAAGGCCCAGAAGGCCATCCCGCTCCCGACCCACGACGGAAACGCGCTAGCCATTATGAAGGTCCCGGACTGGAGGCAGAACGGAGGCCGGTTTACCCCTGGCCCGCTCGTGGTTTACTTTGGGGTAGTAAGGCGAGTCGAGTACAAGGACGTCATAGAGGACGAGCGGAGCCGGACGGGCGAGGAGATAGAGGAGATCATCAAGAGGCTTAAGCGCCCGGACCTCGCGAAGCGCGCAACGCTTCATATGTACGACACCAGCGATGAGGAGGTTTACGCCCGTGTTAACAGATGGCGTTTCCCAGAGCTAGTAAGTACGCTAGAGCGAATCCGCATCAACAATGATGTAGTGGTAATCCTGGGGAACCGTATAGCCGGGTTTGGTACCCCAATCCGAACCGAACGAATTTGGGTAATAGACCCAGCCTAGGGAGAAAAGCGATGACTACAGTTCAGGACCACAACGCTCCGGTAAAGCCTGAGCCGGAGATTGCCCGCGTACCGCATCCAGATGACATGGATCTGGAACTATTCATCAAGCACTTTGCGGCGAGGCACGCGGACTCTCTCCCAGAGGACTACCGGCTATCATCAGTCAACATGACTCCGTACGTGGAGGACTGCTGGCGACGTTTTCACGAGCGGCTCCACCGGCTCCGGACGGGGCCCAACGGCGGGTACGAGCACGAGCACAAGATCCCGACTTCAAGGGGCAAGAAATGACTGAGGAAGAGGATGCCCTAGCCCGGCTCGCGGCAGGCTACAAGGCCCAGCGCGCGGACGGCGACCCTACCCGGACAGAGTACGGATTCATGATAATCCTTACCTGCCCGAATACGATGGACCGGGAGGCTGTGGAGCGCGACCTCCGTAGCTCCCTCGGGTTTGGCCAGCCGGTCATCGCGCTCCTGTACGATGTCCCGGCTCCGCGCCCCATAGAGGTGGCCAGGACCACCGGCGCGCGGCTCTAGGAAGCTCCCTAGCCCGTCCGGGCTCCGGACCCTAGTCCTAGGCCGTCCGGAGCCCGGAGAGGCCCGGAGGATCGCTCTCCGCTCGCTCGCGGGCTCTCCGGGCCGGATTCGCCGTCCGCGACCGTCCCGGATCGCTGCTGCCCCTAGCGTTTCCCTCCATTCCGGGCTAGGGTCAGCCCCGTCAGCGGGAGGCTCGCCAGGCGACGGAGGCGAGATAATGACCAGAGGTAATCACTCCGACCTCATATCAGATACTGGCCCGTGGTATAACCCGCGAGGCCGCGACACCCTTAGCCCATCAATCCTTAGCAGACCGGCTCCAGGCCATCAGCCCGGACGCCATAGACGTAACGGAGTCCCAGAGGTAATCGACATACCACAGCCCGCGAGGAAGATTCGGCCAAAGTACATCGTAGCCGCAACGCTGACGGCACTCCTCGCGGTTCCTGCTTTCTGGATGGCGGACTACATAGCGACGCACGACGGACCGGGAACGGTCCCGGAGGTAACCCGGACGGCCTACCTGCCGATGACCCTCTACGGGAACGGACGGCAGGAACCAATCTGCGTATTCATCACGCAGTCCGGGAAGGCCTGGAAAGCCTGGGCGGTCAACTCACCCTGCGAAGTGGCATTGGGACAAGCGGGTCCGGCCCATCTGCCGTCCGCTGGATCATAGCCCCATAGACCGGCCCTGGCTTCCGGCCGGGCTTCTGCCAGACTCCCCGGAACGGAGCCCGGTAATAGCAGGTCCACTGATAGGGCTTGACGGCCGCATATGCGGAGACAAGGACGGCCCTAGGACGCATCCGTGCCATAACCTCATTCTCCCACTGAACCTCGTACTCGTCATCCTTGAACGGCCGGGCCGTATAGACAATGTCCGCATCCTCCCAGGGCGGGTGCGATTCCCGGAGGTCCCACTCAATCGCATTTACGCCCAGCGCGAGTGCCATGGCTAGGTAGTCCTTATTGATCTCATAGCCGTACTCGCTCATCCCGAAGTGATAGCGGGCGAGGTATTCCTTTGTGCCGATGCCACTTCCGGCCTCCATAAGCGTCAGCCTACGGAGGCCGTCCATGGCGAGCGAGCGCGCGACCTCCAGCATCCGCGCGAACTCTGCTATCTCAAGCGGGCTCCAGCGCCACATTTCCGGGTCCGGCTCCGATAGCTCCCGCTCTTTGGCGAGCTGAGCCATCTCAAGTTTGTGAAGCTCCGGGAGAGATAGCATTCCCACAGTAGTTCCTAATTGTTCTCGACGGTTACGTCACCGACCGTGACATTGACGGTTGAGCCGCTCGCGTCGGTATAGGTGACCTGGCCGGCCGCGCGGATATCGTCTGCGGTCTTTGCTGCCTCCTCTAGGCTCTCGAACCTATGAAGGGTCAGTTTTACCTCCGGCACCTTTCCTGCCTTTCCGTACCGGCTCCGGTAGCTCTATCTCTACCTGGACCGGATAGCGCTGGCCGCCGACGAGGACGGCTCCGGTAATCGTGACGGTCACGGCACTACGGCGGTGAACTCCGCATCGCTACCGCCCTGCTGGAAGGTAAGGCCGTCGCAGGTAGGAGTCTCGAATGTGACATCCGCAGCCGGAGTTCCCGGAAGCGTAACACTGGTCGAGACGTTGTAGGCCGTGCCGCCGACCACGACCTGTCCCCGGATCGTCGCGCCGCTGGGGTCCAGGGGATCATTCCCATCGACGGAGTAGGTGACGGTAATGGTATCACCGTGGGCCGGAGTCGCATTGTCGATGTTGATATCGCAGCTGACGGCCATTACTTCGCGTCTCCCTTCTTGCTCGACCAGCTCCAGTTACTGCCGCCGCTAGCCGGACGCCGGTACGTACAGACGTCGCCGGACGAGTTGACGTAGGTGATTACGAGCGTGTCATTGCCGGGACTGTAGGCAATGTCGGCTCCGCTCCGGACGCTGTTGGGATTCTGCGTCGGATCGCAGGCCGCCCAGGCCTGGGCTCCCGGAGCGAGGAAGTTGATCTTGCCGTCCGTCCACACACAGGCCGACCACTCCCGGTCATTGCCATCGAACGTAGTTGCTGCGGTCATAAGGATTCCTCCTGTCGCCGGAGCGGTGCCGCCGCCTCCGCTCTTTGCCTTGTCGATGACTACGTCCATCGGGAATCCGGTGCCGCAGTCGTGGTGCCCGGAGCCCCAGGAGCCGAAGTTAACGTGCTCGCAGATTCCGCGCACATTCGGGTCCTGGGCCTGATAGTCGTTTAGGACCGTCCAGGGAATGCCGTACTTGTCGACGCAGTAGCGGACCCATTCCGCCGCGTTGTCGAGTAGGACGGCCTTGTCGTTGAGCCAGGTACTCCGCGTCCACGAGGCGTAGGCGCACATCTCCAGGCTCAGGCAGTAGCCATTCGCGTTGCCCTGAGTCCAGGCCGAATAGTTCTCATAGACGTAAGCGCCGAATACGCCGCGCTCATAGTTGTCCGCGCCGTGATGGCTGGAGCACTGGGCTCCAGGATTCTGGAACCAGGCTCCAAGGTCCCGGATCTTCATCGCGCCTTCTGTGGTATGAAGGACGATCTTGTTGTACGGGCCTCGCGAGGTCGAATAGTGCGGGGATGGGATCCAGACTTCTCTCACTTGTAGTCCTCCGTCTCCAGTCCCTCCAGGAACTCCCGGTAAGCCCGGAGCCGGTCCCGGAACCGGGGATCATCCTCCAGCCTTGTGCCCCAGGGTTCCGCCTGGTCCTTCTCTGGGGGCTCCGGGAGCGGGTCCACTCGCTCTAGCTCTACCTCGCCTCTGTCGAGTTCTTCTGAGGTAAAGAGTTCGCCGGAGCGGACCAATCTCTTGTTCATGTCCACCTCCTCCTCATTCCTATTTTACGCCAGGCTATTTCTTGGAGCGGTTTAGCCCGATATATGCGCCAAGCAATCCGGTAAGTCCTCCGGTCCCGGCTATCAGAACTTGAGTGGCATTCTCGGATAGCTTGACTTGTGGGAAGCTGCCGTTTACGATCTGGACCGTACTGGCTACCAGAATGAGAACGATGGTGACTCCGAGCGCGAGCGCGAGTACCATGGCCACCCAGTCGACTGGACGCCACTTCTTGTCGTTGCGGGGCTCATCAGGCTCCGTCATTATTCTCCCTAGAAGTCGAGCGGGTAACTGGCTCCGTCGATATAGCAGACGCCACCGTTAATGGCGCCAGGGAATCCCTCTAGCTTGACCGTTCCATCGGTCCCGATATGCATCCTCGGGATGCCGGGTGAGGTAGAGCTATTGCCATAGTCCGGCGACTGGGACATACTGACAATCGGAATGAACTTGTCGCCCTGCGGCCGGTAGATAGGAGGCATAGTCGCGATCGTAACGTTGTTGTATGACCCGGAGGTCGCGAGCTGGATCAGGCCGCCGAAGATAACCATCCGGTCCGGAGTCATCTTGTAGTTGACGGCTCCGGTAAACGGGCCTGGAGTGTTGATCGTATGCCATACGTCGTTCAGGATCGTCTCCCGGTTATCGGTAAGGGCCGAGAGCGCGCCGGACGAGGCCGAAGTCCAGTAGCAGATAGGCAGGTCCCAGATCCCCGTAGGAGTCCGCTGAAGGACGGGCAGGACCGGCGAGCCGGACGGGCTCCCCTGGATGATCCAGGGCGCAACGACGGTTGGCGAGGTTGTGGCCCCACGAGTCAGCCGGAGGACGAGACGGTCAATCCGGTTCTGTGCGGACGCAGCCGGAATCGCCGTGCTAAAGCTCGCGTCTGCGCGCCAGAGCTGGCCCCTGATAACCGCATTCCCGGCCGCAGCGACAATGTTCCGGCCCGGAACGTCGAATGAGGCGGTAAAGGCCCCAGGCCCGTCTACTGCGTCCTTGGCCCCGACGCACGAATGGAAATACTCCCATTCTGACGTTGTCGATAGCTGAGTGAATGAGCTAGGCCGTGCGTCGTATGTAACCATGATCCCTCACTTAGTCGCTAGCTTCTTCTCCAGAGCGCGGATTCGCGCGGTCAGCTGGCCGATAACCTTCTGGTCCGTCGCCGTCGCGTTCGCAGAGTTCCCAATGCTTGGGACAACGGAGTAAACCGGGTCGGCTGATGGGTCAGCCGTCAGCGTCACAGAGCTAATGACGTCCTGATAGGTAACTCCAGGCCGGACCTCTACCGTTACTATGTCGCCTAGGTAATAGTCGCGGCCGAACGTCAGGAACGGGATATCAGCTACGGTCGCGTCAATGCTTGGGCCGAAGCCTCCGGCCGCAAGCGCTTGCTGGGCTGTGGCATTCAGGTTGTTCGCGTCCGTCTCTCCGGAGCTATCCGTATAAGCCTCAATAGCATTTAGGACCGTCCGCGCGGTCGCAGTCTTCTGGATGAACGTACTGGAGCCCCGCACAAGCGAGTCTGTGAGCGTCGGGTCGGTCAGGGAAAGACTGACGGCCGTCAGGTTGCCAAGGTCCCGGCTAAACCAGGCCTTGCCGGAAAGATTGCGCGGCACATAGACGTCAAACTTAAGCCGCTTACCGGAACGGTAGACCTGGACTCCCATAGCGGAGCCCGCCTGGGCTATTAGCGCCCGGATCACATCCATTAGATTGAGACTTAGATCCTGGAGGAACTTGACTGTGTAGCTAACGAGGTTACCGCGCGAGGAGTCGGCCACTATATCCAGGAGTGAGTTCTTCCGGGCCGCAATAGCGCCCGGCCCAAGGTTGAGGTTAACATAGTGCTTAATAGCCGTCTCTAGCCGGACGGAGCTTACCGGGTCCGTTGCCCCGGCCGTCTGCGCGCTCCAGGCGACGGCCGGATTAGGATAAGCAATCCGGTTCGCGACGAGGCCGAGGTAATCGGCTCCGCTCAGCGTAATGAACGGGCCGTTGACGGAGCCGGACCCGCTCCGCGAGCCTGGTATGGAATCCGTATAGCCGGGCTGCTCGCATTTACCGCCGAATACAAAGAGGCCGCGCCAGTTGACCTCTACGATAAAGTCACCCGCCATCATCTGAGCCCACAAGGCATCTGAATAGGGCACGACCATCGACCAGGAGCCGACCGCGTTGTAATAGAGCTGAGCCGTCAGGGTGACAAACTGGAGCGGGCCAAGCGCCACAAGCGAGCTATTGTAGAACTGGACGAGGACGGATTCCTGCGATCCTGCCTGCGGAGGAGTATACGGGAGCGGAGGATTGAGTGCCCCGCTCGCGGCGGATGGGTTCTGGGTCCAGGCATCGACCGGGATGATTGCCATTATGCCCGCAGCCACCTATTCGTCCAGGTTACCGATATGCTGGTATTTACTGTAGAGCCCGCCATAGTGATGTTAATCCGGTTGTCGCCGGCCATAAGGCTCCAGAGGTCCCGGAGCGTCGATAGCACAAGCTGGTCCCAGACGTTCGCGCTCGTTGTCAGGTTTACCGCGTACTGGGTTCCGGGCTTGGTCGTTACCTGAACTACCTGCCCGGCCGGGATGGAGGTATTCAGGGCCCATTGCCGGCCAGTCGTCAGGTTCTTAATTGTTGGGGTTCCGGGTCCGGTAATGTTCCAGATAGGCCAGGCCTGTGAGTTCCCCTGGTTCGTGATAACCGCATCGCCAAGGATCGTCCCGCCCGTAATCGCGACCGGGAGGACCGGCAGGATTCCGGTCGCATTGTTGAGTGAGTAGACGAGGTTATTGGCGGCTAGGTCACTCCAGTATGGGTCCGGAGTCTGGAGCGTAAATGAGTAGAGGCAGGAGAACAATCCAACGTCCGGCGTATTCATCCCAGACGTACAATAGACCGGAATCTGCCGCGTGGAGCCGTCCGGCCTCTGGACCTGAATATAGCCCGGAGCCGGGAGCCCGTTCCGCCTATTGAAGAAGGCGCGCGTTAGCCGGTCCAGTATGTCATAATAATCGTCCTGCGAGTCCGAGGCCGGGTAACCCACTCCAATAGCCAGCGCTATTGCGCCTGGCTGCGGCAGGACAAGGTTCGCATAAGCCGTCCCGTCAAGCATCGGAATGACCTGGAGCGCAGTCGGTAGTCCCTCAATACCAGCAATACCCGCGCAGGCATAGCCATTCGTCATTGACATGTCATTAAGGTCCCAGGTATTCCCGTCTGGGTCAATGTAGTAAATCCCGAGTGGGGTGACATCGCCCATTAGGACCTCCGTCCCTGACGCTGTAGGCTGCCGTCCGTAATCGCCATAGCGGTAAAGGCCGACCGGACATGGCTCTCTATGGCGGCTCCGGTCAGGCCATCGAAGTGAGCGTGATAGGCCACTGCGGAGCCGTCGCCTCCGCGTGGCCGGCCTCCAGGACTGACCCATTCCGGCCCGCGCTCGCCAAACCTATACATTAGGCCGGTACCTAGGCCGAACCCGACGATGGGCTCTGTAACCGGGCCTCCGTCCGCGTAGCCGTGGCCGGAGCCTAGGGCTCCGAGTCCTGGCCCATAGACGTGCCTCGCGTAGTTAATGGCGGCTGCGATATTCGCGAGCGGGTCATAGATATTCCAGCTTGTGCCTGGTACGTGATAAGCGGCAAAGGTAGAGCCGATTACCTGCATAAGTCCCTTGGACGGGTCGCCTCGCTTAGCGTTTATATCCCACAGGTTAATGGCATTCGCATTGCCACCGCTCTCCGTTTGCATCTGATAAAGGACCCGGCCAAGAAGAGCCTGGGACATACCAAGCATTGACAGAGCCTGGGACGCGACTCCGGACCAGCGTGAGACTCCGCTACCGCCACCGCCTCCGATAAGGTGACTAAAGAAGCTGCCGAGAGAATGCCAAGCGGAGCTAACAAAGCTCGTTAGCTGACTCAGTACCGACTTATGAATGCCGGCCGCACTCGGGATATGGAGCCCTGGGATAAGTCCTCCGGCCGCGAATCGCTTGGTCCGGATGGCCTCCATGAAATCAATCCCGTAATGGCTAACGGAATCAGCAGGCTGCATGAACTCACCGCGAGAGGCCCATATGGGTACATCGTCCGCGCGAGGTCCGGAGCCCCAGGGAATCAGGCCTCCTGATGCCTTCCCGTACTGGGACCGGAAAGCGGGCGAGGCTATTGACTGCTGGGCCGGTGCCATCTTGACGCCGACATTGATTGTGCGGTCATGGATTCCCGCGAGCGAGCCGTTCACATTATCCCGGAAGCCATTGAACTTATTGGAGGCATCCCGGAGCTTGCCGCCGATACCGGGAATCCAGCCGAACGCCCAGGAGGCCGCCTGGAGTATCTTGCCGAATACCGTATGGACGACATCCCACATGCCATTGATGGCATTCTTGATAAAGGTCATCCCGCTATGCCAGAGCCCGGTAATGAAGTTGATCGTATTGCTCCAGGCCTTGTGGATAGAGCCACAGACGGAGTTCCAGACGGACTCGATCTGATGCCCGACCGCTACCCAGAAGTTGATAAACGCGCTCCACGCTCTATGAAGGAAGTTGACTGTGGCCGACCACGCATTATGAATAGCTCCGCAGGTCCGGTTCCAGGCCGCCTCCATCTGGTGGCCGGCGATTACCCAGAAGTTGATAAAGGCCGACCAGGCCCGGTGAATCGAATTCGTCATTACGGTCCAGGCCGTTGCCATCCCGTGCGTTACATTGTTCCAGGTAACGGCCATCGAATGGATGTTCTGGCTAAAGCGCCCGGTCATATAGGCCGCAAGCTCCGTCAGGACCGCGAGCGCCCGGAGCACAAAGACAATCAGCTGGACGAAAAAGTTAACCAGCTTCGCGAAGGCTTGTGGGTGCTGCGAGATCGTTGTGGCTATCTGGGTAATAGCGTCCGCGATCTCGCGCATCCAGCTTGACACCTGGGGTGTGATAGCATTAAGCATGGCCGCAAAGGCGACGGCGATTGCCTGAATGGATGACTGGACGGCGGGCTGGCCGAAGCTCCGGATAAACGTATCGGCAAACTGCCGGAACGGCCCGGCAATCGTACTGGCCGCGTGCTCGAATACCGGCGTCAGCTTATCCATCGTCTGGCGCGCGGTATTGAGGATGCTCTCTAGGACGTTAACCCACGACTGCCCGATTATCTCAAGGTCCTCCATAACGCGGTCCTTGAGCGTGTGGAACGTCGCCACGACCTCCGGGTTGCGGGCTGCGCCGATAGCCGCCATCCCGCCTATCATGCCGCCGAATCCCGCGACGATAAGCCCGCTTGTGGCTTCCGCGATAAACGGGAGCGCGGGCAGGCCCAGGGCTCCGGCGACGGCCATAGCCATCGGGCTCCCGGTAATCCCGCTCGCGGCCTGGCCGCCTGATCCTCCGGCTCCCGACCCAACCATCCCGATAGCACCCAGCATGCGGGTGGCGAGGCCGAGCCCGGCCTGGTCGCCAGTTTGATTGGCCTCGTGCTTCAGGAGCGCCAGCTGAGCGCGGGCCTCCACCGTATTGAACCGGACATCAATATTGCCGGCCTTCCGGGAGACAACGTCAAGCTCTTTCTCCAGGACTGCGATTTCCTTTAGCGCGGCATCCGACTTAATGTCAATGCCGATCTGCTTCTGGGATAGCGCGACTAGCTTAAGGCGGATCGCCTCCACCTTGCGGTCAACCGGGGAGGAGTCGCCGTCCAGCTTGACCTTTGGAAGCGTCTTGATAGCGGCCTCAATACGCTTCTTGAATGTGTCCGCGAATGCGCCTCCGGACCTCGCTCCCTCTGCGGCCATCTCCGGCCGCTTACGGCCCATCTCATCGACAATGCCCTTGGAGAGCCTCTGGCCGTATTCCTTCCCGATCGCATCAGAGGACGGAATGAGGTCAGCCGCAAGCTTGCGGTTCCAGCCGCGAGCGTCCGGGACTACGCCAACGGCGACGGAGCCTACAAAAATCTCGTCAGCCATTTCCTCTTCCCGTCATCCGGTCTAGCACGTCCTGTACGTCCTCGTCCGGGACATCGCGCAGCCTAGGGTCTAGGGTCCGTACGATATCCAGGTTCAGGACCCTAGCGGGCTTCCTACGGCTCGCTCCGGGCCTCCGGACCGGCTCCGGCCTAGGGACCTTAGAGTCTGACCGGCTCTGTACCTGGACCCAGGTAAGGTTGCGCACCTCGTCTATGAGTAGGGCCAGTAGGGACTCCACGCTGGACCACGATGCGCGCTCCGGCTCGAACTCCCTGGAGAATAGCTCATCCTCCGGGATTGAATTCCGCATCGCGGTTGCCAAGGCACTCTCCGGTGGAAGATGATCTACAAGGACCAGAAGCCGTCGCCACGATAGCCCGGCTCCCAGCTCGCGGAAGTCGGTGCCGTAGTAGCGCTGGAGATCTGCTTCTATCTCCTCCGGGAACGCCTGCGCGAGTTGCCAGGCCTGGATGATTTTCCCATTGTCATCCGGGCCTTGTGGCCGCAGGTCTGGAAGATCGCCTCAATCTGGAAGTTCTCCAGATCAGCATCGACCCACGCGCCGAACTCCTCTTTGTCCGCGATTACCTCCTGGGCCCATTGTTCCCAGTCGCCGGTAGAGGCCGCGCGCATAGCCGTACTCGACCAGGAGGCCGCGTGGCTAATGTGAATAACCACTCCGTCAATCCGGACCGATGTAGGCTCGCCCACGCGTTCCGCGCGGAGCTTATCACCCACGAGGTCTAGGTCAAGGTCTACTTCCTCCGGGAGGTCATCATCCAGCTCGCTGCCGAGCCCATCGACGCTCACGTGAAGTATCCCGTCATGTCCTTGCCGTAATCGATCCACCGCTTGGCGACGTAGATAGAGCCCGCGACGTTACCGGGATACATCGTGACGGTTAGGTCCGTCCCGGTAACGTCGGCCTGCTGAATCTGGTCGTTGCCGCGAGCGGTGACCTTGACGTTGGGCGCGTACAGGCGCATCTTCTTCAGGCCGTCGAATGAGTCCCAGATCATGGCGTAGCGGTTGTCCGCAGGCGGGTCCGGGATCGTGTAGCTGGCGATGAACGGCGTGACGGTGGCGGCCTTTAGCGGCGAGGTCGTGACCGGGAATACCGGCACGTCATCGTAAAGGCTCCGGACGTATGGGTTGAGGTACTCCAGGCAGGTCATCTGAACGCTCTTGGAGCCTCCGGTCAGGATCGTCCGGATAGGCGTCAGGGTCCCGGCCGCCGGAATGTCCTTGACCGTCTCGTCCAGCTTGAAGATGTAGCCGGAGGTATCGATCCACCCCATACAGTAGTAGCCGGTCAGGGTGGTGATATCCTCAAACCCGGTAACCGGGCCTGCGGTATTCTGAACCGCGAGCCAGGCAATTACGTCTCCGGCCGCGTAGAGGAGTGAGTTGTCCTTCTGCTTTCCTGGCCCTGCGACGAGAGGGTTTACAGCGTCGAATTCTTCGACCTCGTTTGACACCATTCCTCCTAGGAATGTATCTGGATCTCATAGGTTGCGGAATAACGGACGTAAGCTGGGTTCACCTCCGGGACAGGTCTTGGGCCGCTAATGACGGACGTATTCTGTATCACCCCATTCGGTACTATCTGGCTCATGAATCCCATTACATGGGCCTGGATCCTCCGCGCCGCAGAAGAGATATTCCCCTGCTCGGACTTAGGGCCGAACAGGTCAACGTCAACAATAGCCCGGTCGATATAGATATCACGGTTAGCTCCGGAGATCCGGTGGACCCGGCATATGATTGTGTCAGAATCCCCGGCCGGGAGGACCGTGACAAAGCGGATGTCGGGCTCTAGCGGCACAAGCGCATAGAGCAGAGCTGACTCCGCGTCCGGAAACGCACTAACAATACTCACCGGAGCCTCCTGAATGCGGCAAGCCGCAGAATGTGAATAGGCTCGCGTCCTCGGTGCCCGAACTCTACCCAGTAGGCTTCCGGCGAGTCATTGAATACAATGGCCTCCGCACGGTCATTCGTCGCGCCTCCGTGCGTATGGCTCCGGACGTGGAAGCTCGCCTTATAGCGTCCCCGGTGCGGGTCCTTCGCATCGTGGCTTACTGGGGCTGCCGCCTCCGCGCGAGCCCGTATGCGCTCCGCTACGCTCACCATAGCCTTCTCCATAAACGGAGCCCGGAGCATCCGGCCGACTCCGATGTGGTCCGGGTCATAGCGCGCGGTCACGACGAGACTCCGGTGACCTTTGACGCGCTTACCTGGACCGGCGCGGTATTCCCGGAGAATGGCGACTGCCAGGCCTGCGGGACTCCCCGGACCTCGTACTCAATATCATCCACGACGATGGCATCGACGTAGCTGATATCGGTACCGGGCGGGAGGAACACAGTAATGTCACTAGTCAGCCGGTCGGCAAACTGGAGTTCCTCGCCGCTCCCTCCGGGCTGTACCGCGCAGGGAGAGATATTCTCCTCCACAAATGCGTAGGTATCGTTGCCGTAGCCGTCCTGACCGGAGACGGATCGTCTCCGGAGCGTGACCGTCTGGCCGTAGGTAAACGGCATAACATCCTGACCTTGATCGTTCCCTGCGTCTTACGGTAATCCGACAGGGAGGTCTTCATGCCGGCATCCACAAGCGCAGCGCTAAGCCCGGCTCCGCTTGTCCGGCGCATCGAGTAGCTATAGGCTCCAATCGATTCTGACGCGAGCGTGGCTGACATTGTCGGTGTCGATAGCTCCGAGATAATGGCAGTACAGAGGACGGCCACAACGTCATCCGGGGATTCGACATAGCCGTGCGATCCCACAACCCGGAAGGACCCGCCCCACCAGAGCGTTTCCTCGTACCAGAATTCAGGCAGGTTAATGATCCCGGACTGGGACGGGTTCATTACGGTGATTGTATCAATGTCATCGAAGTGATACCAGGTAACCGGGATATCAGGAATCCCAGGGACCCCAGAGAGCGCGAGGACGGAATCCACAGAAGCCACGGGCCTCCAGGGAAGGACAATGATGCCGCCGTCCGCGTGAATGGTAATTGTGTCGGCACTGTACCAGGTAAAGTCCTCGCGGCAGTAGCGCCGGATGATTGCTGAGCCGTCGCGGAGGAGTGCGTCAACGCGCGCCATTTCCGTCTGGTTCAGGTTGCGGCCTAGCCTCGCCACGATATCATCCGGCGAGGCGAGGCTAGGCAGCGAGCCCATGAGACCTCCCTACTTGGTAGACCGGCCGGAGGACCTGCGGCTGGAGCCGGAGTCGTCCTCGTCATCGGAACTGGAGGCGACGGCCTGACGTTCCTCTTCTGCCTTCT